AATAACTATGAAAGTAACAGGAAAGATTACAAAGGTGTTAGATACACAAAAAGGAACGTCAGCATCGGGCAAAGATTGGCAAAAGCTATCTTTTATCCTAGAGACTACAGAGGACTATAACAACCTCTATTGTTTTGACGTATTCGGAGACGAGAAAGTAGAGCAGTTTTTGAAATACAATAAAGTCGGGCAAGAGGTAGACGTAAGTTTTAACGTACAAACAAACGAGTACAAAGGAAAGTATTACACGAGCTTGCAGTCTTGGAAGATATTTAAAGCAGAGGCAGGGGAGGCAGCTCCAGAGGTAGCTCAAGACGAGGCAGACGATTTGCCATTTTAATAATTTGGGGAGTTAGCGCTCCCCTTTATTTTTTATATATATGAAAGACAAAATACTAGAGGATTTAAAAGCAGAGTTTGACGCACGCTCGGAGGCAGGGATAAAGAAATATAACACTACTCTGGAGGATAACAACAGAGACGATTTTCTGCAACACTTAAAAGAGGAGTTAATGGACGCCGCTTTGTATATCCAAAAGCTGCAATCTGTAGAGCCTAATTACTGCAAGTGTAATATAACCTATACACTCAATGAATGATAGCGGAGATATTACAGCAAAGTTTACAGCTACAGAAAGAGCTATCGTCGAGCTACAACAGCCGACTATTGAAATCGAGAGAACTCGCAACGCAATACGAGAAACTCAAAAAAGAAACGACGGACTTAGAGCAGAGCTTGAGGCAATCCAAAAAAGAATTGAGAAAGGTTATAAAGCAATACGAGAAAGCTCAAACGGGGAGCAGAGAATTGCAGATGCTAAAAAAGAAATCTCAAGACTTGGCGGACTCATTGCGTGGCAAGACAACCGCAGCAAACAATTTAAAACAATTATCGACAGGGGTTATTAATAATAAGCATATACTAGAATGATTAAACTCCGACCATACCAAAACGATATAATCCAATCCTTGCGCAACTCTTTTAAAAGAAACCGCAGGACTATACTCTGCGCTCCAACGGGCGCAGGTAAAACGATTATGTTTACTTACTTAATTAGTGAGCATCTAAAGCGTGGAGGTAACGTCCTAGTATTAACTCATAGGAGCGAGCTATTGAAACAAGCGGGTAGCTCATTCGAGAAATTCGGACTAACCCCCGAATATATTACGAGCGGCTCAAAGCCAGACCTGCAAGCTAGGCTCCACGTGGGAATGGTCGAAACAATAGACAGACGCAAAGAAACTTATAGCAGTTTCCTAGCATCTAAGAGCCTAGTAGTAATCGACGAGGCGCATCTAAATATATTTACAAAGCTACTAGAGTATATTAACCCTAAAGCCTACGTAATAGGAGCGACGGCTACTCCAGAGCGCAAGGGAAAGGCTGCCGTATCTCTTGACGAGTTTTACACCGCCATAGTGCAACGAATAGATACACCCGAATTAATTAAAATGGGTTTCCTATCCTCTGCCAATAGCTACGGCGTGCCAATAGATACCAAAGGACTAAAACGAACGGGAGCGGATTACGATACCGCAAGCTATTACGAGGATAACAAAACATATATCGGAGTCGTAGATAACTGGGTACGGTTAACAGAGAATACAAAGACCTTACTATTTGCATCGAATGTAAACAGCTCTAAGGTCGTTTGCGCTCAATTTAATGCAAGAGGTTACGAGGCAAAACATATCGACGGAAACACCCCTAAAAATGAGCGAGAGGCTATACTAGAATGGTACGATAAAACCCCTAAAGCTATTATCTGTAACTGCGGTATTTTAAATGCAGGGTTTGACCAGCCAGACATCGAGACTATAATACTATACAGAGCTACAACCTCGCTCCCTTTATTCCTGCAAATGTGCGGACGAGGCTCAAGGACTACCGCAGACCTAAACTCGTTTAATATCCTAGACTTTGGAAATAATATCAAACGGCTAGGGCATTGGGAAAATCCTAGAGACTGGAGTCTAAAAAAGAAACTTACAAGAGAGCAGCCTGCGCCCGTAAAAGATTGCCCGAAATGTAAAGCTATACTATTAGCCTCTGCAAAAGTCTGCCCTTATTGCGAACATAAATTCATAAATAAAAAGGAGGCAGAGATTGCTAGGCTAGAGCTAATTAAAAACGAGGTAATTAAAAACTACAGCGAGATGTCAAACGCAGAGCTTGCGCAGGCGGTACATGACAAATACATAACTGCGGCGTGGGTATTGCATCGTAAAACTTGCAGGCTAGACGCTAGAGATTTTCTTGAGGCGGTAGGGTATAAAAAGTCTTTCGAGTATGTAAATAAAAAAAGATTTAAAGTTTTTAGTTAAAAAAGTTGTTTATAAGTTATAAGTTTATATATCTTTGAAAAAACAAAATTAATACTATGACACTATCAAACGACAAAGCAATTAATACATACGGAATAATAGCCAACGTTGGCGGAACTATGGGAACTGCTACAAGACCCGTTGTAGTTGGTAAAGCATACGTGTTTAATGTAGATGGTTACAAAGTAATAAAAGAGGTAATAGCTAAAGAGTCTAACTATAAGATAACAGGAAAAAATATTACAGAAACTCTCTATACAGATGTTTTTCATATAAATAAAATAAATTCAATTAATAGCGAATTAAGAAATAATATTGTATCTAAAATAATGGCTGCGGACTTAACTAGAGTTAAAAATGTAATGAACACTAATAAAAAAGGATTTTTACACTTTATGAACAACCTACAAGACACTAAAGGTTTATCTAAAGATTTAGCTTTTGCTGAAGTAGTAAAAGACTTTTACTCAGATGAGTTTAATCACCCATACGACACAAACGCAATTATAAAAGTAATGATAAAGTATGGCTACAAGTTTAACAATATGGCAGAGGCTAACAAGCTAATAAGATAATAACTAAATAAAATAAAACTAAAACAAAATGAAAAACTTACTACAAACATTAAGACCAGATTTAAAGGATAAGCTATCTTTATTAAACGAGGAGTATCCATTTACAGCGCATCGAATTATTAAAGACCTAGAGGCAACCGATAACGTTTACGACGTTACATTTTTAACTATGGCAACAATGCAGAAATTTCTAGGGGTAAACCTAGACGATTTTTATTTTATATTTGAGCCAGATGCTTAGTGAGGTTAAAATACATTAAATTATGGAGATTTACAAAACAACAAATAAAAAAACAGGTGAGTACTATATAGGTTTAAATACAACCTCTAACCCTAACTATTTAGGTAGTGGAGTTGAATTAAAAAAACAAATTGAGAAGTATGGTAAAAAAAATTTTATAAAAGAAATACTTTGTTTAGTTACATCTAATTCAACAGATGAAAATATATTAAGAAAAATAGAACACGCTTATATATTAAATCATATAGACAATAAAAATTGCCTAAATAAATCTATTGGCTATAACAAAGCAAAAAAAACAAAATTTAATTATCATAAAAATAGATACGAAAGTTTAAAGGAAGATTTAAAAATGGTTTCACAAATAGCAGGCTTTTATAAAATTGATGGCGTTACTCCTTTTGATGGCTATGGTAATATATTTATATATGATGGAATTGAATATATCAAAGAGCAAATTCGTTATGCAATGCAATTTAGTATAAATGTTGAGCGAGGTTAAAATACAAACGCAGATATTTCAATGGCATTGGAATAGCTTTCCCGACGAGCGAGGTTTACTTTGCTATAACCTAAACAACTCGGCTAATAAAATAGACGGCAATAGAAACAAAGCGCTCGGATTAATCAAAGGGCGCTCCGATATGGTTTACTATTACCAAAGCTCTGCCTATATGATTGAGTTAAAAAACGCTAAAGGAAAGCAAAGCAAAGAGCAAATACTATGGCAGGAACTATTAGAGTCTCAAGGATTCACATACGTAGTTATCCGCAGCCTAGAGGAGTTTAAACAATTTAAGGACAAACTATGTTAAAAACAATTAGAGACGCAGTACAAAGAGTAACAAGGCTAAGTATAAACAAGGATACACGAGCGAGGGAGTATGTTATGGCTAGGTGCCTATATTATCACTTTGCTAAAGAGTTAACTAAAAAGTCACTTACTGAGATAGGAGCGTCAACGAAACACAATCACGCTACAGTAATACACTCGCTTAAAAAATTTAATGTACATTACAAATTTGACGAGGATTTTAAAAAGCATTATAATATTTTAGTTAGTATATTACAGCCTACTCCCTCCGCCGAAGATATTATTGCAGAGGTCGGCTCGATTGACGAGGTAATAAAACAGAGGCAGGATTTAATAGACGCCAATATAAAACTAGCCTTAAAGATTAAAAAGCTAAAAGAAAACCTCCCCGATTTCGATAAGTATTTCGAGGGCATACCAGAGGAGAGAATTCAATTTTTTATTAATAACCAAATGAGCGCCTTTATAAAAATGGAACGCGCTACACTAAAAAAGCAACAAAGTTATGAGCAAGCAAATGCCAAAATTAGAGAAACAAAGCAAACCGTTAAACAAGCAAGTTTTGAGGAAACGGGTATCCGAGTTAGAGACAAGGCTAAACAATTTACACTCCCTAGTTAAAGATATAGCACACAACCAAGAGGCAATAGTAACCGCCCTATCGTCAAACGAGATTAAAGACGTAGACGAGGCACAAACCACAGACAAATGAATTACGACCTAATAGATAACATCGAAATAGACGGAATAGATACAAACGACTATCCAGACTTTACAGACGCTTTTATAGTCTCGGCAGACTACGACGGCGAAGCAATGACAGAGGAGCAGCTAGAGGCTTTAAACGAGGACTACAGCTTTGTGCATGACTGCGTATATACACATTTGTTTTAAATGAGCATACCCGTAATATTTGACAACCCTCACGTATTTTTCGAGGAGGCTACAAAACAAAACTATACAGATGCGCACGATTTGTTCTACCGCAGTATGGTAGAGTATTTACTAGACGAGTCGATACAGTATGTATGTACGTTTATTTATAACGATTACGAGAAGTATTTATTCGAGCCAGAATCTGAAGAGGACGAGATAATACTCTCCAGAGATGCGCTGCTATACTTTGAATACATCGAGGAATACGAAACCTGCCAATTAATTTTTGAGGTTTTAGAGTCTGATAATTAGGTAGTTATAAAAAATGTTGTTTTTTGTTTGGTGGAAACCTTTAATGTGTTGTATCTTTGTAGTGTGCAACGAACCACAAATTAAATTTATTGCTTATGTTTTTTTCAGTTATATTTAAAGCCGCCACTACTAGAGTTCAAGAGAACTTTGACAACGTACAAGAGTTAAACGAGGCTATGCCTAAGTATGAAGCTAGAGGCTTTTGTACTGCATTTGTAACAGCTACAGAGGGAGCTAGAAGCAAGGACGTTGTGTACTCTTTTAATGGTTTAACTTGGGAAAAAAGATAATTATGGAATACATCACAATAACAGATTTTCAAGGTCTTGAGTTCTCAGGATTTGAAGTAAGAAGCAGAAGAGAGCTACCTAAGACGGCTAAATTAAGAACGTGCACGTACACAGATGACTTCAGAGAGGTAACAACCTACAGCACAAACAAAAAACATTATATATTTATTAAAAAAACTTTGTAATAGGTAGTTTATTTATTAAGTAGTTACGAATTAATTTAAAAATAAATCAAAAATAATTGCATAAAAGTTTGGTGGAAACAAATAATTGTTTGTATATTTACAAAAACAAAAACAAACAAAATGGCTTACATCAAAATATCAGACAGAAATTTAAAAAATGTAGAGGTAAAAATTATTAGCAGAAAGTTAGGTTTACACACTGCTATTGTTAGAGAGGACAGACGCAACAGATACATAAGCGACTATATTCTTTTTAATAAATTAACTGGAACGCCTTACATGATAAAAGAGATATAACAAAAACGGGGAGCTAACAACTCCCCAAAACTAAAACCCTATGGAATTAAAAACAGCACTAAACAGACTATTTGACAAAGACCTAGCTTTAACCTCTAGGCAACAGCATATTTTAATCGAGATTATTGGCGCTCATTCAAGGCACGAATTTAACGCAGGATTTCAAGCTGCAAAAGATATAAGATAATGAAC